TTGTCGAGGATCGCGCGCGCGGCGCCCATGTAGCGCTGCACCAGCTTGCCGACCTGGTCCTTGCTGAAGGTCTCATCCAGATCCCAGCCGGCCAGGATGTCCATTAGCGCATCGACGTCTTCGGCGCCGGCCAGGTTCTCGACGAATTCCTTGAAGTCGTCGCGGTTCATCCACTTGAAGGTGAATTCGACGTCGGCGGCCTTGCCGCCCGGCACTGGGATCGCGACGGTTGCAGCGAAGGTAGCGACGACTGCGAGGGAGAGTTTTGCTTTTGCCATGATGATTTTTCTTTCGAATGATAGTGATACGGAAAAAGACCGCGAGGAGCTACCCCGCGGCATAAACACCAGCACCGACAATTCGGCGCTGGCTGGCAACACGGTTTAGTAACGGACGACCTTGTTCTGCAGCGAGAAGATCGACTTCACGGCCATGACGCTGCCCTTGGCCAGGCTTGGCGACTCGTTGAACGAGCAGTAGCCGGCGTACAGCAGCACGCCGCCGCCCGGCAGCATGCCGCGCAGGCAGGTCAGCTTCACGCCATCCGACACCGCCTTCAGCGCGGCGTGGTGCGGCAGCGACTTGTCATCGGCGGTGGTCAGGGTGACGGTGGTGGCAGTGAAGCCGTCCGGCAACATGACAGGCATGTTGGTGTCCAGCAGCGGAACTTCGACGGTTTTGCCGTCGCCGCCGGAGACTTCGGCGCTGACCACGCCGGTGACTGGCACCCAGGTGGTGATCTTGCGGACGGTGCCGGTGCCGGCGCCGGCCGGGAACAGGCTGGTGTCGGTGGTGTCCAGGCCTTCCAGGGTGAACGTGGTGCCGCTGGCCGCTTTCAAGCGGAACACGCGGCCGGTGGCCGCGCTCCAGCCACCGGTGTATTCGACGTAATCGCCAGCGGCGAAAGTGTTCGTCGCGGAGGCCACGGCCTCGGTCGCGTTGGTGATCGCGGTGATGCTGGCGGCGGCAGCGAATGCGGACGCAATGGCGAACGCGATGTTGTTTGGCAATTGCATATCGGCCTTTCAGGTAAAAAGCCCGGAAGCCGGGCAAAGAAAAAGCCGCCCGGATTGCTCGGGGCGGCTTTGGGATTAGGTGTTGCTGGGTCAGCAGAACAGCGTGAAGTCCTGCATCGTCCCTCGGTAATTCGTCGTCTCGTCGGAGGTGGCCACGCGACCGGTGGCGACTTCCACGTGCAGCTCGATGGCGGCGCGCATTGCCTGTTCTACTTGGGCGCCCAGCTCCGACGCCTCGATACGCGTGTCGGCCCAAACATTAACCTGCATCCGGACGAACTGCTTTCCCGGCTGGTCGCCGGTTAGAAAGTTCACCGGCGCGCCGCCCACCGCCTGATAGGTGATGAAGGGCCTCGCCGTTCCGAGTGGGGCGACGTCTGGGAAGACGCGGCCGCCGGCCAGGCCTGTCAGCACGGCGTCGATATAGTCTTCGGCGGTCATTGCGCATTCCTTGCGATTTGTGCGGCCAGGGTGCGCGTCATGACGTCGACCGCCTCCTGCTTTTTGCTCTCGTAGGCCGGGCGCATGAACGGGTACGCCGGCGCGCTGGCTGTTCCGTACTCAAGCTCGGCGGCGCGCCGGTGCGCGGCCCAGCCGACTTTCTTGCCCGTCTTCTTGCTGGTCTTGGTATTGCGAGGCACGAATTTGTGGCCGCGCTCGACGAAGCGCCAGTAAAACGCATCGGTGCCGCCATATCGGCCACTCCTGACCGTAACGAGATAGACCTGGCGCCGCGCGCCATCGGACTCTTCTTCCAGCCGCTTCGCGATGATGTTGTTGTGGATGGTGAAGGTCTTCGCGCGCGCACGCGCATTGCGCTTCGCCTCCTCGCGGAATGGCTCAGCACCGGAGAACCCTACCGCTCGCAGGCAGTCTTCATCGACCGCCGCTGTGATCTGCGCTACGGTCTGCCGCGCAGCCTCAGCCAGCGCAGAGGTGTCAAAGCTGATCAGGCCACCCCCTCACAGACCAGGAACATAAACCGGCTGTCGCGGCCATCGGGCAGCGCCGACTTGATGTCGTAGGCCTTGCCCTTGAACTGCACGCGCGCCGCGGTATCGATGTCGGCGCGCGCGCGGATCCGGATCGAGCACTTGACAATCGAGACCTCGCCGCCGCCGCGCACCACTTCGATACCGGACGGGAACAGCACGTCGGCCCAGACCGTCGCAATGGGCTCCCAGACTTCTGGCGCGCGCAGCTTGCCGGCGCCAGGCGCTGGCCGCTGCAGCGTGATTCGGTCATTCATCATGCGTACACCTTGGCCCGGTCCAGCAGGCAGTGGAGGAACTCGCTTTTCGGCGTGCCGGCCGGCGCGAAGTGCTCCGACACCTTGCCCAGGATGTAGCCCTTGACCTCGGCTGGCACCGCGGCGTCGTCGGCGCCGTAGCCACAGGTGTAGACCACTTCAACCGCGTTCACGCGCGCCTGGGTCGCTGGCCAGGCCCGGCCCGGCGCCGGCACCACATAGCCCGGCTCGCTTTCGGCGTCCAGGATGTAGTCCTGCGGATCAAGCGTTTGCTGCACGCCGTCGACGTCGTAGAACTTGATGTGCACCACAGCCATGATCGGCGGGTGCTCGAGCAGGATCGCGCCGGCGAAACGGTCGAGCGTCAGCCGGTAGGTCTGCTCAACGAGGGCACGGCCGGTCAGGTGCTCAGCTTCGCCGGTGTGCTGCTCGATGACCTGGCGCAGCTCGATGTCGGCTTCTTCGCCGTCGATCCGCGCGGACACGCGCGCCGCGTCGAGCGATACCGCCAGCGCCGCTGGCGGGGTGATCAGTTTCAGGCTCATCGGGTCGTTCCTTGTATTGCTGGCGGGCGGCCGGCGCCGGGTGCAGCGCCGGTGGCGATCGGCGCGCGCACGAACTCGGCAGCCTGCTGCTGCTCCTGCAGCACCTCGCTCGGCACGCGCGGCATTTGCGATGCGTCGATCATCAGTTGTCCACCCTCTTGAAATGAATGGTCCGGAAGAAGCGCTCGCCGTTCGCACAGTCGAAGCGCAGCTTGCAGAAGTTCACCGGATCGGCCGAGGTGTCCAGGCCGCCCAGCTTGATCACCGCCAGGCGTCCCTGCATCTGCGGCTTGACCAGCTCAGCCACGCCGACGGCGGTCGCCGCCACGGCAGTGACGGTGGTGTTGCTGTCGATGAGATCCCGGCTGACGTCGGCCACGTAGTAGCGCTTGTCTTCTGGATCCTTCTCCAGCACCCACTGCCCGTCGACCTTGCTGAACCACAGCGTCCGGTCGATCTGCTCGCCATTGGCCAGCGCGATCCGGAACGTGCAGTAGTTCAGCGCGCCGTTCGCGGTGTTGAGCCCGCCCAGCTTCACCGGGATCAGCGATCCTTGGATGACCGGCTGCTCGAGCACCGTCACGCCGCTGACGATCGCCTCGGCCCGCAGCGCCGTGGTGCCCATTTCAGCGAGGTCAATGCGGATGTCGGCGATGTAATAGCGCTCGTCCTCGGGCACCTTGTCGATCGACCACCGGCCGTTGCGGTAGTACGGGGCATCCGGCACTATCGTGTTTGGCTTCGTGCCGAACGGGATGACCCGCGTGCCGCCAGGGAACACGACCTTGCGGCTGGCCGGGATCTTGCTGGCGTCGATGACGATCTCCACCGGTGGCTCGTTGGCCAAGGTGGTGAAGCTGGCCGACAGCGGCGCCGAGCGGTTGCCGGCGTCGTCGTAGGCGCGCACGCGCACCGGGTACGTCGTCGCTGCAGTCAACGGTGGAGTCGTGAATGACCGGGACAGCCCGACATTCACATAGCTCGTGCCGCCATTGATGCTGTACTCGTATCCGACCACCCCCACGTTGTCGGTCGCTGCCTGGAAGGCCAGCGTCGCGCTGGAGGTGGTGACGCTGGTGATGCTGATCGTGCCGGCCATGACTGGCGCCGTTGTATCCGGCTCTGGCACCGCGCCGGTATCTGGCTCGACAGCCATATCCGTCTCGGCCAGGAGCGGCAGCGGCTGCGCGGTGTTGCCGTAGATCGGCGTGCCGACGGGCGGCGCCGAGCCGGCTAAGTACTGCAGCGTCTCGACCGGGCGATCACAGCGCACGCGCAGCAGACTCGCATTGACGCGATCGACGCCCAGTACCGTCACTGGCTGCTTGTCGAAGCCGGTACCGGTAAATCCAGTCGCCGACGCCGGAACGGTGAGGTCCGTCGAGCCGCGGTGCGTGACTTGCACCAGCACGTCGTTGCCCGATGCGGTCATGCCCTTGATGTACGGCGAGCCCATCGGCACGCCGTCGTAGATCGTCGAACCGGACTGGAAAGAGCTGCGCACGTTCAGCGCCGGATACCCGCCTGCAGCTGGCGACAGGTGGGTGCCGTCGCTCGTCAACATCAGGAAATCCAGCGTTTGCACGTGGATGACGTACGGCTTCTTGCCCACTCGATTCTCGGCCATGCGAATCATGTTCGACTGGGCGTCGAATGATGCCTTCGTGCCAACGTCGAAAGCGGTGCGCCGGTTGTAGCCGACCAGAATGATCCACAGGTTCGGGTTGCCTGCCAAATTACGCACGCGTTGGATCAGAGCGTCGATATTTGCTTCGTGCTGCTCGCTGCTCTGCACAAGGCCCATGGCCGCGTCGTTCGAGCCGACTGTAATCACGCAGCTTGAGAATCCGCCCGCATCGGCCACATCGGCCACGAATGCATTCCAGCCTGCGTAGTTGCTCGCGATCCAACTCGCCAGCGTGCTGCCGCCCTGACCCGAATCGATCATGCCGAACGGCACACCCGACTTTTCGGCGAGCGCATTGGCGGCAATAATCGCGCCGCCGACGGTCCCGAACGCGCGCCACGCGGTGCCGTCGTAGTAGGACACGTCGTCGCGTGGGGTCAGTCCGGTACCGGAAGAACTCGTAAAGCCGCGCTCAGCGCCGCTCGACCCGATCCAGGCCTGTACGTCGCCCACGCCGAAACGCTCGGTGCTGATGGCTGACTCGGCAAGCGGCGCGCCGCTTGCGTTCTTGCTGCGTACCTGCGCGCGCCGCTTGCCCGGGCCTGCCGGGACACTGATGTTTGCGCTCCAGGTGTTCGCGCCGATAGTGGCGCCTGCGCCAGCGTACGCCGCGACAATGGTCGAGCCGTCAGCGGCATACAGGCACCGATCAAACGACGCCGGCTTTTCGCCGGCGAAAGCGCCCGAGATCGCCACAGCGGCGGCACCATTGATACGCTGGTAGATGCGCTCGCTGGTCGGCATGGCCAGCGTCACGCTATTCACCGGCAGTTCGACAGGGGTTCCGCCGCCGCTGGTAAAGTTGTAGGGCGGCTCGTCGCTGGTGGTCGGGGTGCCGCTCAGCGTGAGCGGGAATTTGTTCGGGCCCGCATCGGCGATGTCGGTGACGCTCGACATGCGCGAATAGATCACCGGCGCCTTGCCGAGGTTCGTGACCAGGTCTTCGCCATTCGCCATACGGGCGAACTCGGCCAGCGTCAAATTGTCCAGCATGAAGCCGGTGCGGCCCTGCGACTGGTCACTCCGACGATTGGTCGCACCGTCGGCACGTCCACCGATCACAAAGGCCGACCCATTTAGCTCCTTGAGCAGGTATGAGCTGGTGCTGGAACCTTCGAGCACGACGTTTGCATCCGTCGCAACCACGCCGTCCACGATTGGGCAGCGGTACAGACGAACGGTGGTGCCGTCGCTTTGTAGAAGATACTGATGCGTGCCTTGCGTCAACTTCGTAGCGGCAACGATTGGCGCGTCAGCAGTTGCTGATACCGTATCAGCAAATACCACGATGCGGCCCTGGAGACTGCCGATGCTGGAACCAGACGTATAGAAGGCGATGTTCAGCGACCCGGCAGCACCGAAATTACCGGTCGAAATCAAATACTGCGGGTTGTCGCCAGTTACCAGGCCGTCATAGCGAAGGGTGAAGAGGAACGCCCACAGTTGGGCCGCTGGAATCGTCAGCTGCGGGTTATCCGCAGCAGCAAGGGATTGGTTACCAGCGGCGCGATTATTCTTGATCATGTGGCGGCCTACCGGTCAGGGGTTCAAAAGGCGCTCGCGCACGAACGCCAGCAGCTCCTCGTCGGACTTGCCGACTACTTCATCGGGGAAGATCGCCACCTTGCCCTTGCTGGACTCGATGACGATCATGAAGGCGCCCGGGGCCTCCGCCTCGGCGCGCACGTTGGCGAGCCAGGCGGCGGTACCGGGGCTCATGGGTTACTGCTTGGCGCGGCCGCGCTTCGGTGCGGCGCTGGCGTCGCCTTCGTCTGGGCCACCGAATGCACCGAGATCGGTTGCGGCGGACTCCAGCTCGGGTGGGCACTCGTCGCCAGGCTGGTAATTGACGGGGTAGATTTCGCCGTTCGGCACGCCTTGGAATGGCTTGGTGAGTTGCATCTCGTTCTCCAAATGAAAAAGCCCGCGCGCGGCGGGCTTTCTCGGTCATGCCGCTGTTACGCTGCGGCGATCTTCATGAACTTCATGCACTCCGGGTTCTCCAGGCCGCCGCCGACGCGCTTGGTCGTGTAGAACGACACATATGGCTTGTTGGTGAACGGGTCGCGCAGCACGCGCACACCGATGCGGTCCAGGATCTTGTAGGCGCGCTTGAAGTCGCCGAATGCGATCGACAACGCGTTGGCAGCGACGTCGGGCATGTCCGGCACTTCGGTGATGTCGTAGCCCGCGAGTTGAGCAGGCTGACCCGCCACCAGCGACGGCTGCCACAGGTAATTACCCTGACCATCCTTCAGCTTGCGCACCGCCAGGTGAGTATTGCGATTGAAGGTGAAGCGCGCGGTGTTCGTGAATGCCGAAGGCAACGCGTAGACCAGGTTCATCAGCGCATCGCTGGTGATCGCGCCAGCGGCACCCGAAGCGACGACAGCGATGCCGCCCAACGGGTGCAGGCCGGTACCGCCAGCTGCATAGGTCAGCAGGCCGCGTGGTTTGTTGGTGCCGTCGCCGCTCACGAATGCGCGGTTTTCCTGCAGCGAGAATTCGGTATCGACCTCGCCAGCCAGCCACTGCTCCAGGTTCAGCTCGCTATCGTCCAGCATCTGCTGCGTCGCGCTCGGGTTCGCGTACAACTCGCCCCAGCTGTAGCCTTGCTCGGCGAACTGGGGGGTGTTGGTCTCCGGGCGCGGCGCGGTTTCGCCGACCCAGCCGCTGCCGGTGCCACGCATGTTGATCAGCTTCTTGTAGCCGGCGCCCGAAACGGACTGGACCGTGCAAAGCTCGCGCATCGGCGAAACGATGATCAGCTTGTCGGTGATGGTGCGGTCCCATTCGATCGGGACGGTGAAGCCGCCTTCAGGCGCGGTGCCCTTATTCAGCGAGGCCGAAACGTCGCCGCGGCGCAGGTGAGCCATGAACGAGTCGCTGTATTCGCGGTCCTGCACTTGGCGCGTACCGCCGACGCCATTCATCTCCATGGCGGCCATCTTTGTGGTGTTGGCGTCGATCGCGGCCTGCAAGTTGGTGATTTCGGCGTTGATCTTCTCGACTTTGCTGGCTTGCAGCGGATCGTTGATGCCAGCCTTCAGCTCGGTCAGCTGGCGGGTGTGTTCGTCCTTGAACGAGGCAAATGCCTGCTGCAGTTGCTGGACGATCTGGGTGGTATTGCCAGCGTCGGCGCGCACGCCACTCATGATGCCGCGCGGGACCGATTTACCTGGGCCACCAGCTACACCAGCGATTTCTTTCGCGGCGGTTGCCAGCGCGGCGGCTGTCGCCAGCACGAGACGATTGGTTTTCATTGTTTCATCCTTGGAGGGTATTCAGTAGGGATTGAAGCGAGGCTTCAACTTCTGTTTCGTTGCCAGCGCCCGGCGTGGCATCGGGTCCAGCGGCAGCGCCCGGCTTGCCGTTGAAGAGTGCGTTGAGCGTCTCGCGGCGCGCCGCCCGGCTCAGGCCGGACTTCGCGAGCGAGGACTCGACAGTGGCCAGCACCTTCGTCTGCTGGGCGGCCTTGGTGTCTTTGGTGACCGCAGCGCGGTCGAGCTTGCCGGTGGCGAAGCCCTTTGCGACGGCGTCGTTCGCGCCGATGTACGTTTCCTTGTCCATCATTGCTTCGATCTCGGCCGGCTTCATGCCGGTGCGCGCCGCGTACAGGTCGCGCATCGCGAAGTCGAACGGCTCGAGGTAGGCCGACGCTTCAGCCATGTCGTGCCGATTGCCGGCCGATACCACCCAGGCGTTGTGGATCATCAGGTGCGAGCCTTCGCCCATGTTGATCTCGTCGCCGGCCATGGCGATCACGGAGGCGGCCGAGGCGGCGATGCCCATGACGTTGATCGTGACCTTGGCCGAATGGCCGCGCAGCAGGTTGTAGATCGCGACGCCTTCGAAGAAATCGCCGCCCGGGGAATTGAGGTTGACCACCACGTCCTGGTCGCCGATGCTGCGCAGCGCGGCGCCGATCCGGCGCGCGGTCACGCCCTCGCCGTCCCAGGTCTGGCCGATAGGCGCGTACATGCTGATGGTCTGGGCGCCATCGCCGGCGGCGGCGCGCACGCCCGGCTCCCAGGCGTCGAGCGCATCCTGGCGCAGGTCGAACTGCGCGGCAGACATGCGGGCGTCGGCCCGGATTTCAGGTAGTTTCAGCAGGGACATTCGGTTTCCTTGTAACGGTGCTTTCGAGCGAATCAGCAGTCGGATCATTCGATTTCGGAAGATCGAGCCGGTCGCGGACCTCGTTTTGTTTCATGAAGGGCTTGCTACCGCCCGAGCCTAGGGCCTTGGCGAAGAAGTCAGCCTGGTCCTTGAGGGTGCCGCGCAGCAGCGCATGCTCGTTGACCTTGAAGTAATAGAGCTCGCGCTCCTTCTCGGTCAGAAGCTTCAGCGCGAACTCGTCCTCCCATATGCTGAACCAGTGCTGCAGTCCGTATTGAACGAAGAAGATACCGAGTTGCTCGATCCCGGAGCCCCAGGACGTGTCGTCCATCATCAAGAGCGGACGCGGCACGCCGAATGCGCGCGCGATTTCCTCGATCTGGTGGTTGCGTCCTTCCTGCAGTTGCGAGTCGTTTGCCGTGTTGGCCCACTTGTCGGCCTTGATACCGTCCTCGAGCACCATCCACTTGTGCGCCTGGTCGGCGCCGGCGTAGCGCGCCTGCAAACTGTTCTGGATATTCTCGATCTGCCGGGCGTCGAGCTTGCTCGGATACGAAAGCGCGCCGCCAGCCATGACGCCATTCTTGAAAATCCGGGCCGCAGCCTTCTGCGCTTGCAGCGCCAAACCGATCGACTCGCGCGCTTTGTCGACACGGGAGATCCCGATCAAGCCATGCTCATCGTCGGCCAAGTCGGCCAGGTGTAAAACCTCGCGCGCGGCCAACACGAGATTGCTGCCGTCAGGGCGCCGGTACTCGTACTTAACAGTGAAGTCGTCGCTGAGCTTCGGCGTCACCCTCTTCGAGTCCAGCGGAATAAGCCGCACTGGGGTTGCGCCGCGCCAGATGATGCGAGCGTAGGCATTGCCATGCAGCAGAGCGCGCAGCTGCATGGTGCTCTTGAACTTGTATGCCCCTTGATATTCGTTCGGTTTGCTCTTGGCCAGGCGGTAGGCCGCATGCTCCGTTGCGTACGCCTTTTCGTCGCCTCGAGCCGTCAAATTCATGGGCAACATACCCATGGATTCGGAGATCAGGCTGACGCAGCGTAGGAGTGCCATGTTATCCAGCGCCGTCGACGCCGTGACGTACGCACCGCTGGCGGTTTCGCCGCCACGCATAAAGGCCGGCAGGTCAGCGCTGGTCAGCGCAGCAGAGACCTGTCCACCTGACGGCTGCGACAGCGCCGACCGCCAGTGCGACGTGGCGGATAGTGCGTCGAATAATTCCATGGGGTTCCTTAAAACATGAGAATGCCGCGCTCTTCATACGCGGACTCGGCAGCGAACTCGCCGCTGATCGCCCGGTTCATGCCCATGATTGTTGCGACGATGCCGTCGATCTTCTGCTCCGGCTTTTCCTTGCGCGGGTAGATGTTGTCTTTTGCGTCGAGCTTGGCCACGACGTTGGACGCCATCCAGGTCAGAAGCGGATTGCCATCGTGGTGCACGCGGCCAGCCTTTACCGCGCTCTCGAATTCCTTCATCGGCAGGGACAGGTTCTTCACCGTCTGCCCCACCTCGACCGCCGTGATGCCGCGCTTGGTGAGCCGCTGCTCCAGCTGCGCCGCGCGGAACGGATCGAACACAACCTCTTCAGGACCGTACTCGCCGACCAGCGCCAAGGTGTCTTCCTCGATCAGGTCGAAGTCGATTTCGGCGCCGTCGTGCTGCTGGAGCGCGCCTTCGATCACCCACTTGCGGTAGGCGCCGGAATTCTTCGGATCGTTTTCGATCGCATGCTCGGGAAGGTAGTAGTGGCCGAACAGGTAGAAGTGCTGCTTCCCGTCGATCACCTTGACGAACATGAGCATGATCACGCAGACGTCCGACCGGCTGGCCAGGTCGAGGATCACGTAACAGCGCTCGCCTTTGAACTGTTCCGGCCGCAGCTTCGAATCAGCGCACTTGTTCCAGTCGAGGATGTTCAACCAGGCGGACTTGGCCGAGCACCACACGTTCAGGTGCTTCGTCTTGAAGCGGGTTTGCTTCGACGCGCTTTGCACTGCCTGCCGCTGCTGGCTGAGCAAGAAATCTTCGTCGACCGAAATGCCCATGTTCGGGTTGGCCTTGTACAGCGCCTTCGGGTCGTCCCAACGGTCCTTGTCGTCGATGGTGTAGATCAGCGCGAACAACTCCTCGTTGTCGAGGACACCCTCCAGCACCTTCTTCGCCTCCGACTCCTGGTCGAAGCACGGGCCGGCAATGTTGAAGCCCGCCGTCGTGATCATCAGCATGAGCGGCTGCTCGCGCGAGCCCATGCCGGTTTCCATCGTGTCGACCAGGTCGCTTGTGTCGTGCTCGTGATACTCGTCCACGATCGCACACGACGGGCTTGAGCCGTCGCCAGGCTTTCCGATGACAGGCTCGAACCGCGAGCCGTCGCCAGGATTAACCAGCGCCTTGGCCCACACTTCGGCGCCGAGCGCATCGCGCAGCTCGGGCGTGCGCTCGAGCATCTGCTTCGCTGGGCGGAACACCTCCCACGCCTGCTTCTCGGTGCCGGCGCCGGCATACACCTCGGCGCCGAACTCGCCGTCGGCGGAGAACATGTACAGGCCAATGCCCGAGCCGATGATGGACTTGCCGTTCTTCCGCGGGACAGCGAAGTACGCCTTGCGGTAGCGCCGGCGCCCGTCCTTCTTCCGCTTCCAACCGAACAGCGCGCAGAACGCAAAGCACTGCCACGGCTGGAGCACGATCAGCTCGCGCTTCTGCGCCCATTTCCCTTTGGTGTGGGGCATGAGCGACAGGAACACGCACACCCGGTTTGCCGCGTCTTCGTCAAAGTAATACTTGGCACCGCGCTTCCTGGCTGCCTTGAGGTCGTCGAGATGACGCTTGCACGCCAGGCGGACCCATTTGCAAGCCACGATCTTTTTCTTTACGACCCCCTGCGCGTACTCCAGAGCGATGCCGACATGGTCGGCGGACATATCAGGCCTTCTTCTGCACCAACGCCAAGAATGGATTGACGACTGGTGTCTTGACTGCTGCGACACGCGACCGGTCGGCTGGCGTCATGCCGAGCGACGCGAGAGCCGTCCGGATCTGCGCCACCTGGGCCATTGAAACGTCGGCGTCGTCCTGCGATCGAAACCGCGCGATCAGGCGCGCGGTCAACTCGACAGCCATGCGGTCCGTCGCTTGCAGCACGCTGGGTGGAAGCAAGGAGACAATCTCGTCCCACACGACCACTTGGCCTGGAGAGAAGTAATCGGGCGCCGAATTGTCGAACACGCCCGACTGGAAATCTTCGCGCTTTCGATCCGGGTTGTGAGCGAACGCTCCGCGCGCCTCGAGCACCGCGGACGGGGTTCGGGGCTTCGGCATCAGGCTCTCCGGTCAAAAGTTTGAATTGGGGATGCAAAAATAAAACTAACTGGTCGGTCTAGGGCAAAAAGGGGTCAGACTTCAGAGGGGGGGTACCCCCTTCGGCCTTGGTCTTGGCCCTATGGCAGCAGGTGCACGCCGACTGGAGGTTGGCGTCGGCTTCGATCTGCTCGACAGTCCAGCCGCGCGCCCGGGCGGCCGCCTTGTTGACGATGTGGTCGACCTCCCTGGCCACGTAGGTACAGCCCTGCCCTTTGATCTGGCAAAGCCCACCGTCGCGGCTCAGGATGCGCTTCCGGCGCTGCTGCCACGCGTAATCGTAGCCGCGCTCGGCGCTGGTCTTGCCCTCGTTCGATCGGTTCCAGCCGGTCGCCTGCTTGGCATGCCGTGCGCAATAGCCGGGTGAATCGATGAGCGCGCCGCAACCAACCTTCCTGCATATCGTCTTTGGGCGAGCGGCCATCAGCTGCCTTTCGTCGGTACCAGGGCAGCGACCTCGTGCAGGAGCAGGCCCGGCTTGCCGTAGCCCTTGGCCTGCAGGATCTCGGCGGCCCGCTCGGCCTCGACCAGGCGTGCGCAGATGCGATCCAGCGAGCCGCTGTTGGTGACGGTCCAGGCGATGGCCGGCGCGGAGCCGGTGACGGCGCGGACGATCTGTTGGCGGTAGCAGGTAGCGGTGGTCATGCTGCTGCCCTGGCGGCTGCCTGCTCGCGCTGGCGCTGCACCGTGTAGCGCAGCCATGCCAGCTCTTGTTCGACGGTCACTTCTTGCCCCCGAAGCCCGGCACGTCTTGCGCGGACTCCGTCCAGAACGAGACGATCCAGAACACGACCATGAAGAACACCAGCGTACCGAGCACGCCGAATGCCCAACCCGGCGCGCCCAGACGATCGAGCAGCAGCCAAAAGAGGATGGCGAAACCAACAGGCGAACGCGTCGGGAGTGACGATGACTTGATGACGGCGACGTGCTTCATGCGATACCTCGGCAAAAGAAAAGCCGCCCGGCGCATGACTGCGAGGGGCGGCGAACGCCAGCTGCTAGAGCTGAACGAGGAGACTCGGGGACTGCTTACGACAGTCAGGCGACCGGACCCAAGGCTATCTGCACAAGTAGGCGGTAAACGGAAAAGCCCGCTAGATCAGCGGGCTATACAGGCGAGCGAAAACACTAACGGCTGGGTGCTTTCGCGAGTTCCGGCTATCGGTGGCGGGCTATCCGCGCATTACGAGTGCCGAAAGAGTGTAGGCGTCAATAATACACCAAGATGTTTTCTTGCCGCATCAAATATCGAAACAGTCTTACTTAAAAGTCTGATAAGCGACAACTATTAGATTGACGACAGTGAGTCCAAAGATGGCCCAGGTCAGGCTCTTCATTGTCTGGGTCATATCGGTCATGCGCCGACTCTCCTGCGCCAGCCTTCGGCGAGTCAGCTCGTCCAAGTAGAACCCGGACCCGACGACCGTGCCGACCGCATGTGCGTCATATAGTGCAGCGACCTGATCGTCGGTGAGCTGATCAATTTCGTCCTTGCTTGGGGCATAGGCCATGTAGAACCTCTGTTGAGCGCTGTGATGCACTTATTCTAACTTGCAACTCGCAACTTTGCGCCTGCCCGGCTGGCGTGGCTATCCGCGATGGCCTGCAGCTCACTCACCATATCTTTGACGCGCTCGAGCACAAACGCGCCAGCGGCCGGGATCGGGCCAACACCGGTCCCCTGGCAATCGCGGCACTGACGTTTCTCGAGCAGGCCGGTTCCGCTGCAGCACTTGCATGTGCTATCGAGCCAGTGTGCCAGCGAGTGCTCGGCCACGGTGCGATAGAGCTTGATGGCCGCCGCCGCGTCCCATGCGGTGTTCTCAGACACCCAGCGGCGCGCACGGCCGCGCTTCGTGACCTCGGCAATCCAAAGGCGCAGCAGCCGCGCCAAGTGCGCAACGCCAGCTTCGAGCGTAACAGCGTCACCGGCCAGTGCTTGGCGGCACTCGGCTTCGCGGCCGGCGTCCTTCTTCTGGATCGCCTCGACCAGCTCTTTCTCGATACGCTCGCGCGTTTCCACGGCCTTGGCCATGTCACGGGTGGTCGTGCCCGCATACTTCGCGCGGTGCAGCAGCGCGCCGAGATCGCCCGGCAATGCGGAAGCCAGCGCCGCCGCAAGAAGCGGCTCTGCCTGGTTGTGGCGTTCATCGTCCTGCAGGCTCGATGCGCTCAAAGCGTGGATGTAGCGGTCAACGAAGCCCATGATTTATTGCTCTCTGAAAGACGACCAAGCGAGCGTAGCATATGCCACCAAGAAATTTCCGGATTGAATTTGTTTTCGTGAGGCACGTTTACAACATTGGGGCAGGCGGCCGCGCCGGCGGCAGCGATCACCTCCACATAAGCGCTCGGCGTCTCTGAATATCTCTTATCAAGTACGCTGCGCACCCTGCGCAAAGTCGCGCCAGATGATCCCGCCTATAGTTGCGCACTTCCCGACAGTCGAAAAACTTTA